GGCTTAGAGGGGGTCCGATCGTTTTTGGTCACCCCCCCCCTCCCTATCGTCTAGCGGCCAAATTAACTTCTCACCTGGAACACACTTCACGATTCCAAAATCTGGTTTGATACCTTCTTTGCAACATTGGGGACATAAATGATAATTGTGCACTGGGTATATTTCCCACTCTAAAATTTCCAGCTTGGCCTCAACAATTTGAGGCGAGGTATAATTTGTATGAACTATTTTTCCGCAACCGTTACAAGCTATTAGAGCTCTCAGCATTGTTCATCCTATCCATGTGCTATAACCTCGATAGATTCGAGGTTCCTCAATGATGTCGGTGATAGATAGATCGTTGAGCTTTCTCTTCCCTTTTTCAAAAAACAATATCAGTTCGTACCTGGACCTGTAATGATAGCCCATCCCCATCTTTTTTTTGTCCCAAACCAGCGGTTTCCAAAACCTAAAACCTACCTTTTCGGCAATCGGTTTGGCAACAAACATGGTCTCAGCGTCACAGAATAGGTAGAGATGTCTGTGTTTTTTTAGGACCCTGAAGAACTCCTCAAAAAGTTCTTCAAATCTGTTGTTGGGGAAAATCTCAAACCAATCGTTGCTGGATGCTTTGCTGTTTTTCAACCTGGTTGTTGTACCGACAGCTCTGTGTTTTTCCAAAGATTCGTAGGGGGGGTCGGTTACTATTAAATCGACACTGTTATCCTGTAGGGTCTGGAGCCAGTCAACAGCATCCATCTGGGCGAGCGCAAACTGCGAATGAGGCTTCATCGTACCATCCGTCTTTAATGGGTCCCAAAAACACGAAAAAGAAGAAGCCCACTTTTGCAGAAGTGAGCTTCAATAAAACCACTGGTAACCTTGAGTTTTAAACAGGGTGGTTACCGGCAGAGAATGATTTAGGTTAACAGGCATGAGCTTTCGCGTCAAAGGTTTTCGATCCCCTTCGATATCTCTTTCCCAATCGCTTCAACCCTACCGCTAACCGCTTCGATTCTGAGCTCGAGTAAATAGATCCTTTGCAGCAACATGTTGAATGCCGAATGGATCTCAGTTCCGATCTGTCCATAGGAGCGAAAAAACCCTTGGACCTGTTCGAGGTAGCTTTCTTCTTTCATGGATCGTATTCCTCGTTAATTCACAGTACCATGTGAATGCTGTTAACATGGATATGTAAGAAGCCATACAAAATGCAAAAGAGGAAATCAATCCCATTGTTCATTCCCTCCCCAGCAATAATCATCACACGACATAGCCTTCTTAATTGTCGCTTTGTGACGAAACGGCGGGCTATCGTCTTGTTTAACCTTCGGATATTTCTTCCGAGGCAATTTGATTTCTTTGTATTCAATGTTACAAAACCAAGCAGCAAAGTCAGTCATGATATAATGTCTCCAGGATCTTAAGCCCTTCCGACTCGTCTTGCATTTCAAAAAGCTTCTGGCAAAGTTCCTTTAAAATCTGGTTTGCCGCCGAAGACGAAAGCAGACCTAAAACGTTTTTATTGTAGACTTGCCTCCAAGATTCTATGCCTAATGAATCATTATATTTTTCGTCAATAATGAATACATCATTGTTATCTTGAACTGCGATGATTCTGTATTTTTCCAATTGAATCATCTTGGCCTTGCGTTGCCTCATCCCAATTTTTCCTTTTCCAGATATGTACGTTTGATTGCCACTGTCAAAGCCGCCAATAATTCATTGATATTATTCACCAAATCATCATTGACGCGGATGCTCCACTCCGTTTTGTATCGGTTTATTTCAACGACAATTAACTCAGTCATCTTCCGGAACATCCAACATTTCAGGATAATCCAATTTTTTCATGTGTTCATCCATTTCGCTCATATTTTCCCTTCCCTTCCATAGCTGAGTTTGAAAGCGTCAAGGCAGGGTTTCCTCCGATTGTTCAAATCGTTTTCAGCCACTAAATGGACAAAGGTGGTTCGGAGACCTCTTAGGTTGTGTTCAACAACAATCCGCAAAACCAACCAACGTTTTTCTTCTTTCAAATCCACCCAAATTTCACCCCTTTCGGGATCTTTGTCGAAAATCCGGGGGATATGATTGACTTGCATTTTTCGGGCTTGACGGATGATTTCGGGCCAGTTGAGATTGAGGCCCTTTTCCTCCATTATGCTCAATCTTTCCATTATTAGAGTAATGGTTTCCTCTAAGTCGAAAATGCGCTGTTCAAGGTGTTCGATTTCCTCTTTCATCACAGCCTCCAAATCATCTTGAAAAAGTCATCTGCCTTGAGACAAATGATATCTCCGATTTCCTTCTCTGTAGTAGCTTGAGATCAACCTTTGTCCCAGCTAATCACCGATTCGGTGTGTAGTTGCACAGTACCGTCTAGCATGGCATTTGCAAATTGAGCCGTAGGTGAAACGCACTTTTCAGCTATAAGCCTCAGACCTCTTTCATAGTATTCACACCGCGTTTCAGTTACGGCTTTTTCATGGGTTAATTGAGTAACAACCCTTTTCCAACTTTCGATTTCTGGATTTATTTTGTTAACGAATTGTTTAATATGATTAAGTAACGGCCTTATTTGGTCTGTGTAATTTGACTCCTCTGGATTTTCGTCCCAGTCATCAAGATAGCCAATGGCATCATCGAGATCACCTTGCACTTGTCTGATTTTGCATTGTATGCAACTAACTCCATCATCGGCCATCCCATGAGCGCATTCACCAGGATGACCTTCTGGATAGTTAGAACCTAAATCTTGCAAGCTCATCTATTAACCTCCTCCACTTTTTCAAGTCCGTACTGCCTTGTCATCTTTCATTCCGGGACCTCCGGCCTTGGTGGCATCCGATCAAAAATCTCCGTTTGATCTGTTTCATCCCCGTCAATAAGGGAATCCATTTGTTCCCTGATCTCCTTGACCACATCTTGCCAAGCTTTCTTGTAGGTCAAGGCTTCGGTCATTTTGACTTTAAGTTGCTGCAATCTTTCAAGGGTTTTTTGCGGTTTCATCGGTCTATGCTCACTTTCGGTTCCCAATAAAATTGGTAATGCTTTTTCAAGTCATCTTCGGTTAGGGATTTGTGCCAAATCAAATTATCTTGTTTAGCCATATGCACGCGCCGAATAGGGGTATCAGACTCAACAATGTGAGAAATGTCGTATATGATCCATTCTCCATCAACAGGATCCCTCCAGACCTGACCGGGTTTGGGATTGGGGAGTGCGGGATCTTCAGATCCGCAAGTCTGAGTTTTGAGCTTGGTCTGGATTTCTTGAAGTTCCTTTTTGATGTCCTTAATTTGGCCCTGAAAGGCCTTGTGGTTTTCGGCCAAGTCAATCATGTCACTTTTTAAGGTATTGAATTTTTTGGCGATTTCGCCACGATCTGAATCCATTTTAAGCATCCCTTCCTCATCACAGTAAATGGTGGCAAATCCCATCATAATCTCCAAATCATCTTGAAGAAATCATCAGCTTTAAGAGTGACTATATCCCCTATTTCCCTGTCTGTGGTAAGGGAGACGGAAATTCTTTCGATGTTTTCATTCCGTTTTATGGATTCCTTCAGAAGGCCAACTGGACATGTGTTCAATTCAGCCAGCCAATAGAAATAGGGGGTCGAAATCGTTGGGAGATCCCGATCCCTCCAACGATTGTGGCGTTGAATTTCGGATTTTTCCTCTGGAAAAATCCGGCGAAGCTCCAAAACTCGCTCTTTTAACCATTGGGATTCTTTGAGATTAGGAGTGGTCATTTTTTCTTAGGCTTTGCCTTTCGTCTGATTCGCGGTAACCGCATTGCGCAATCGTGAGAAAGCTGTTTTTTTGTATTCCAGACTTATGGGATCCATTTGTCGAACTATTTCGTTTAGACGATCCGCGATGAACAGAGACAACATTGTGTCAAAAGGAACTGATCCCTTAATCTCATGGGTTTTCCAAAATCGCTCGTAAAGATCTTCAATTGTGATTCGTTTGGTATCTGACATCGGTCTTTCCCTCTTAATCCTCATCCTCTGGAAATGAACAGTAAGTCTGACCTACCAGAATGTAATGCTTGCGGATGGATTTCAGTTTCAAGCGCTTGATTTCATTGGTTTTCTTGTTGTTTAACCAGCCATAAGGTGGGTTGATTTCCGTTAATTGCCACTTGACGCCTTGACGATCCTTCCAATGTTCGCCGACACAAGTTGGCCATGGTCTTGTTTCGGATTTGGTTTCCTTTTTGAATCCCTTGACGAAAGCCGCTTGGCACTCAAGCTTGTGAAGACGATTTTCAATACTGACAAGCCGGTCCGAAATGTCTTTTTCCATCATGATGGTTTTCACTCTCTCAAAATTGAGCATTTTTGACCTCTTGAGTTTTAGCTATCCACTGTTCCATGATTTGGCGTGCGATTTGCTCGCATTGTTCCATAGCCCAATCTGGATCATTGAACTCATTTTCATCGTAGCCGAGGGTATCAAACCCGATCAGCATTCCCTCCCTGAATTCACGATGGAAGGTAATTCCCCCTACACATTCGATTTGTCTTGAATCGACATGCCAATCCTTTGGATACAACACATATCCGTTCAATCCGTGTTTTCCGCCGGCCCTATAAAAAGTATCGTGGTAAACTGGCCGTCTGATGAAATATTCAAAAATATCAATCCAACCGGATTGGACAATTTCGTCCCCAAGAAAAGCTTTGCAGGATGGGATCGCAAAGTCATCGGTCATTATAAGCCCTCTTTATCCATTTGGCTGATTTTGCCTTTCGACAAGACCAACGGGATCTTTTCTGGAGTCGGATTCCTGTGGTAAAGCACTCATGCCTCAGGTAATATCGGCTCAGCCACAGACATTTCCAAGATCCCTTACATTTTTCCTTTCGGGCATAAAAGGGACCTTGATTGTAGATATTGTAGATGCAACGGCGAAATTTCCAGGTTCCGAGTTTATATCGGCGGCAATACCTGTTTTTGTAACGAGTTAATTCCTTGGCGGTGAATCGAAAGCTCAAGGCTGGATCCTTGGATAGCCGAACGCAGAATTTTCGGCAAGATTTCCAGGATTTTCGCCAAAGGCAAAGCCGGACTTGGGTGATTCCGCAATCAGCACGGCAACCCTTTCCCAATTTGATCCAATATCGAAAATCCGATTCGTTGGCTGCTAAGCCCAGAAGCTCCTCTGGAGTCAACCAAGAATAAGACTCTTTAGCAGTGACATCCAAAGATATTTTTGCCAATGATTTGGCATATTTCCGATTCAAGTGTTTCATATGACCCCGTATTGCAAAAATACCATTAGCAAGGTTTTTGATTCGGGTCAAGTTTTTTTTCGGGATTTTTTGCGGTTTTGAATAAACAGCCCATGCCCAAAACGTCAATAATAACACTGCTATTATGGACAAAATAATGATTGTTTCTCTTTTTGCGTTGTTTTTATTCATCTTTCCCACCTTCCCTTTTTTTGCTTATGGGGAAATACGTCCCACTTGCATTTGATTTCTGACAAATGGCTCAAAAGTTGCTTGGCCCTTTGTGAATTTTCCTCGGGTGATAACAGATTTTCAGGTTCATCGGGTTGCCAGCCAATTGGATTATTCAGGTTCCGGCGGCGATCCAATTCTCGCTTCCAGGCATATACCTGATCTGACGTGATTTTATTTAGGAGTTTTCGGAGGTATTCTATCGGCTTCTGAATAAATTTCCGGTTATTTTCTTCAAGAAAAATCTGACATGCAATGTTGATTTTCTCAGCTGAATGTCGCTTGAGCAAATCCTGAGCCAATCTTCCTCTGTCCGGAGACCCTTCGGGAAGGGCGTATTCAAGATATAGGCCGAACTGTCCGTTTTTTAATTCAGACAAACCAGATCGTTGTTCTTGAGATTCTTTTGCCCCCTCTAAAGCTGTTTTTCTACCACCCTCCGGAGTAGTACTACTTGAAAAAGAAATATTTTTAATATTTCTTTTTTCAAGAGTACTACAGAAGAGGTTATTACTAACCGCGCGCGCGCGTTCCCGTGTGGGAGGTTCTAACGTGCCGGAATCATTGTTGTTTTGTGAGTATATATCAGAAGATAACTCACTGGAATCATTAGGGATTGTCTTGCCATTAGGTCGAGAAACTCCATGATTTTCGGTGGTTATATTGTCTTTATTCTGTTGTGACTCCGTTTGGTGATAAAGCTGATTTTCGTGAGGCTTATTACTGGATTTTGTACCAGATAGGCTAACATCGGGAGAAAGTATATACTTTGGAGTTTCTTGATCCGATTGTGAGTATATATCAAGTTTGGCTTCAATCGCGTCTATAATCCACTGAGTTCGATTCTCAGTTTGTGAATCTATCATGTTGACTAGATCGGCGTTCAGTTTTAAGAGTATTTGTTTCTTTTTCGGCTTTTCCTTCTTTGTCTGTCCCATGTTTTCTCCTGTATTTCTCGGGTATTATGTCGAAAATGTCTCGGGATTCGTCTTGAGTGCCATTGTTACAATTGGTCATCCGTTGAATCCTTTCGCTTCGGAACCCCGTTTGAGGCCCGTTTTTGCCATGCCAAAGATTTTTGACACCCAGGGTGGGGTCAACCCCTTGCCAAGAAATCCCAGATCGGATTTTTGGCCCTAAGAGCAAGTCTTAGAATCGCTCCGTTGATTTTGAGCGCAGAGTTGACGGAGTCTTTGCTTGTCAGTGAAGTTTTCCCCTTCCCACCAAAGATTGTAATGCGGAGCATCTTTGTCCTTATAGGGTCTCCACGGGTATAGCGGACAAGATGGGATTCGGCAATCGATCATCTCAAAATTGATACATTCCAGGCATTTGGCCTTCATAGCTCGTGCTCGGCTTAGTCGCTTCATAGCTTTTTGACCTCGATTTTAAATTGGTGTTTGTGAATCCGAATTTTCAGCCAATGGTAAAAGTCGGATTTTCTTTGGAGGGTACCCCCTCCGCCCCCCGAACAAATCCCGAGAATGCCATTGGGAAAAACATATCTCCTATAGGCGTGATAATGCCCATGAAAGATAACCTTGATCCACTGACGATTTTTGTCAATGATTTGCCATAATTGGCGATTTCTTTTCTTGTGATATAGTGGACCCATTGAGGAGTAATATTGCCGCCTTCCGATCTTGAAGCTTTTCGGGATGGGGATACCCCTATGAGCGAAAATCATGGTTGGTATTTGTTGATTTTGTAGTATTTGCCGAATTTGGAGAATATCGCCCTTTGGGATATACGGACTCGCAGTATCAAGGATCACAAATTTCCAGCCTTTATGAATCCAGGATTGAATCCTGGGGCCAAACAACCTGACAAAATCACTCCGATACTTAAACAGCATTCTTGGTCTTGTTTGACAGGTCCATAATTCATGATTGCCAATAACCCAACGCCACGGGAATTGGGTCAATTGCGCTAATTGTAGTTTTCGTTTCCAAGCTCTTTTATCTGCGCACCAATGAATATCGCCAAGATTTACGCCAAAATCGAATGAATTTTTTTGCATCTGTTGGATGGCTTTTCTGTATATTCTCGGTCGGGCCTGAATGTCGCCAATGACAGCAAAATTCCAAGGGTTTGGAGAACTGAAGGCAAGAAAAAAAGCGGCGTAAAATCCTAACATGGCAATACAGGGGGAGAAAGGATATCAGAATTCTACGCCTAAAAAACCAAAGAAGAAAACAAGTTGATACATAACGTAGAATCCCCTCTTTGTCAAATCCCGGTTAAAATCTGTTGTTTGGCATACATACCAATGCAGATCCCTTCGGCCGTATGGTGTTGGTATTTCTTCAAGGCCAGTTCATAGGTATGATTCACTAATTCCACAGACATTTTCTTGGCTTGATCGACGGTCATCTTCCGTTTTCCGAAGATCGCAGACCTCCAAGTATTGGGATGAACTTGGTCCATGATCTCCCATCCAAGGTATTGTGCCATGCCTTCCCACATCCCAGCCGAATTGGCGATCTTCAAAGCTTTTTGTTGCTTTGAGAATAATTCCAATTTTTGTGATTTACTGACAGAGAAAGGAATGTTGGGGATGAACTGGGATTCACAGATGATTCTCCAATCCCCATCATAATGACAATGATAATCCCAAAATTCGACCCACGGCTCTGACTTGTCCATTTTCAGCTGGCCATAGGCAATTAAAAGATGGGGTAATTTGAAAATGGCCCAGCCGGAAATCTTGCCCGGATCCACTGAAAGAAGGTAATGAGATTCACTCACTTAAGACCTCGAATCTTTCGACTTTTTTCCCATATTTATCCGTTGTATATTCAATTCTAACCATTACTGGATCTGGACTGTCAAGAATTTCCATTACATTTTGACCGATTTCCTCTGAAAAGGTGTTAATCCAGCTATCATCATCTATTTGGATCCCGAATTTGATCCAAGTTTTATTCCCGGTTTTTCCAGGTTGTTGATGGAGATTTTTGATTATTCCTTCATAGACCTGAATGTGTTGTTTTTCTTTTTTTCGTCTTGAAGTCTGCCTTGGTTGGCTTTCATCTTCGAAATCCTGAGAGAAAAAATCTGAAGCGGCCGTTGCGGTAACCGCCAAATCAACAATTGCCCGTTTCTTGGCCATTTTCAGGATTGTATTCCCCAGATCGGCGGCCGAGGTCTGGATTTGATGTTGATAGGTTCCATCTTTATTCCATTTTTTGCGACGTTCAAAGGGATCGGTTTCGTCATATTCCTCCTGACAAACAGCTTTTCTCCAGCGGTATTTGGACTCGAAAGAACTACATTCTCCAATCCCAAAGCCGCGACAAATTCCATCAGGTGTGATTCCGGGAAGCATCACTCTAATCCTAATTTCTTGCTCGGAGCCCATATCCTCAATCACCGGTTGACCCACATGAATCCGGAATCTCGAAAGAATCTTTTCGGCTCCCGGCTTCCAAAGACTTGGTTTGTTCGTTCCAGGAATGATTCCAAAATCAACATTTTCTTGAAGAATTGCCCTCATCATTTCCTTCAAGGCCGACTGATGTTCCTTGATCAAATTGAGTGGAATAGGTGTAAATTCATTCGACGGAATAACCACTCCATCTTGATCGTGAACTACCATCTCTTTAGACATTTTCTACCTCCATTTTCGGATATCTCCAAATAGGAAAATCCAATACTTGTATTTGGCCAGAACTTGCGGGCCATTTTTCTTGCAAGACACAATCGTAATAATTCTTAAGGGTTTCGCGGTATTCTTCCCTTCCCAATTCGATCGCGGGATAGGCAAGCTTGAACACTTCCACACCAAACGGCGGATGATCTTCAATCACGACGAACGAAAAATTGTGACACCCAAATCCCTGAAGTTGGGAAAATCCGTCAAGATAAATTGCCGCTTGCCAATGATAGCCAAATCTATCCGCCGTTTTGATGAAATATTCCGGTTTGATAGATTGTGATACTTTGAGATCAACAAGTTCAGGCTGTTCATTAATAAAGGCTACAAAATCAGGACGGCCTTTCATGGGAATATGACCATCATGATCCCAAACAAGGCTCAATTGCTTTGTTGCTCCCTCAATCCGCTTTCTAGCAAGGGGATAATCCATGATTTTCTGATACATAGTTTCTACTTTGTCATAATCAATTGCCTTGACTGGGGTCTTGGATCCGCAAGCTGTGAGAAAATCTTGATATTTCTTACTTCGTTTGTCCCTTCTAAGATCTGGGGGTGTTCGCTGAAATTGGGATTGGAAGGCTTTCAATCCATCGGAAACCCGAATATCAACCATTGATCCTAAGGTCATAGCTTCCGTTGGGTCCCCAGGATTTTTCAGCCAATGCTGTAATCCTGCGGGGCTCGTCTGGTGAAATTTCCAAAGAATCGATTTGGATACCGCGTCAATTTTTAGGTAGTCTTCAAATTTGATTCCATAATGCATACCGGGCTTCGATGGATCTGTACTCACTTTCATAATTCCCTCCAAAGGCCCGTGTAGGAATCGAACCTACATACTCTTGGTTAACAGCCAAGTGCTAAACCATTCAGCGAGCCAAAAACAGGGTTGGTATCCCAGCTAAACACAACAAGGAAAAAGGATTACCACAAACCCATTTTTGAAAATTCAGCCTTTTGGCCTACGATTTATTTTTTTGGATATCAACCCTGTGGGAAAGACCGTAGCAAAAACGGAATTGGTGTCAAGACCTATTTGACCGATCCTTTAAAACAGCAACGACCTCTTTAACTTGATCAATTTTCTCTGAAACATCATCAATTGTTTGGGCGGATTTCTTGACATCCTTGGCCAACATATCAATTTGATTGGAAATCATTTTTTGTCGGATTACGCAAACATCTTCAGTTACAGCATTCCTTGGCACTCCGGGCCAACTTGGCCGCCTAACTACGCTACTTTCTTCATCAAATTCTGCTATTTCTGGAGTTTTACTGATTTTTATGGTTTTCCAAACCAGCCAAATCGCGCCTAATGCAACAGCGGTTCCAAATCCACTTGCAGCCAATTTAAGAAAAAAAGATTCCATTATTTTACCGGGCCGAAAACTATTTGATTGGCAACCCATCCACAGACTACTTTGGAATCTGTCTTGAGACTAATTCCATCTTCTATGATTTTTCCTGAATCATCTGTTGCCAAAGCATCGGTGGCCCCATAGCTGAGATCCGCAATTCTTTTAGTCCATTTGGCTGGGCCATAATCTGTAGGGCAAACTATTACCCAAAGATTTCGGGAAGGCACGCCCACAAGTACGGGATATTTTGATGGATCTTTTGACATCAATGTCCTTTGTGCGTAGCTCCAACGCATCGCCAAATAGTAACTTTTCGGATTCAACATCCAAGAAATCCCCGTTTGAACCATTTTGCCAGTATGTGGATTTTTGATTCTTGGCAGAGTTTCAACATCTTTTCGAAAGATTCCAGCGTCAACTAGTTGGGGATATTTCCTCTTGACCTCATCTGGAGTTTGTGCGGCAATCAACGATTGTCCATACATCAGATCTCCCCAATCGTTGGGACCTCCAAAAGTCGACATTGCCCCAAAAACATCAGGGATGGAACCGGCGAACGGATGTTTGGGGCCATAAACATAGATCCCACTTCGGTGCAAAAAAGGGACTTCCGTCAAATTCCATCCTTTTTCCCAACAATGAATCAACTCATCAATGGTCATTGGGCCAACAATAGAATCAGGTAAAATGATTCTTTTTTCTTGAAATTTTTCCACGAGCTCTTCAGTTTGTGGGCCAAAATCTCCATCAATGGACAAATCAAATCCAAATGAATTCAGCAGTAATTGAAGGGTGTAAATATCTTCCCCTTGGTCCCCACGGGACAAATAGGATCCTTGAAGATTCCCTTTCCATGCTTCTAATGTCTTGGATGTTAGTCTGGACATGATATTTTCACCCCCTTGAAATCATTGGGGTTTTTCCCAGGGTAATTTGGAAAATCGGCCAAATCGCATAACCCTTTGAAATTAGTAAGGAAAATGTTCCCCTACAATCAATGAAAAAAAAGTTCATGGGTTAGCATCCATCTTTTTTTTAAAGCGATTAGGGGGCCATTTTGGCCCTTCTCCGTTGATTGTAAGCTTTATTACCTTTCTATATGTAAGTATGCCTACTCTTTTTTCTCTTTCGGCGGCAAATGTTGTTCACACCATCGGGAAACAATCCCGGCCAAAGCCGCGGCCGCTCCTGATATTTGCGATCCTAAAGGGGGCATAAATCCAAAGGCGGCAATGGCTCCGGAAAGCAAGGCTAACAATGCGAAAATTCGACTTGACCACCAAAAGGCCCTTTGTTGTTTGTCTGACAATTTCATTATATATTCTCCTGAATCACTTCGGAAACAAATGGGATTTTACCACGGCAAAGAGTCAGGATTTTTCCGTCTGCCAATACCTGAATGTCATAATAGACATATTCGTATTCTCCCAATCCAGCGGTTTGTGTATCCTGGATCCATGCCCAAACTTGACCGTCTCCAACATCCACGGATCCATACTTGCAGTAAGTTGGGTCATCAATGGAATTGATATTGACAATTGCATCATCATCAAGATCTGAAAAGTCCACTTTAAGGCAAACCCAAAGCTTGGTAACCCCGGAAAATGTATAAGGATTTCCTGTGTCCGAATCGGTAAGGGTCCAGGTGATTTGAACATCATCCCCTTCGACAATTGTATAATTGAAAAAATCAGCTGTTGCGGTCATATTTCCACCGATACTCTCAGTTGAGTTGGTAGGGTAATTATTCCGGTCGCTTCCAATGTCCCTCCCCCTCCAGCTTCAGGGGGATCAACGCAGATAACTGTTTGCTCAAAAATTGTACCAGTTACTGCATTTCCATCATATTCGGTCAGTTGAGCTTGTAGAATTGTTGTACCCTGTTGAATCCATGTGACCTGGAAGACCTGATACTGATTTCCTGAGGTAATCGTCACTTCGGATGGAAACGAGATCAAGGCATCTTCGCCAGATTTGATTTGGAGCGAATATTTCGCATTTCCGGAAGGGGCTGGCCCTTTGGCTAAAAACACTCCCATTTGCGTAGAATTATTATAGGGGACTTTGGTTGCCATCAGAATAACCCCCCTCCTAACTCCTTGGGATCTAACCTCAAAATCGCCCGAATATGCCTAGGGGGGCCATTATCTGCCGAAATTACATTCGGTGTAATTGGATCGCCAGACTCCCCTGGATTTCCCTTAACTGTTTCCCAATCATAAGGCCAACCTGAACTCAATTCATGCTCAATATCAATTGTCTGTCCACTTAAAAATTCACTAGGCCATACATTTTTACCATTTACAACACTTTGGAGATTATTTAATTCTTGTTCGCCCGATCTCCAATCCGACCACGCTCCGCCGTTAACTCGTAATCTAATGCGATGCTTAGAATAATGCTCTGATCTGGAATAGTTTCCTTTTGAGGCTGGTATACTGAAAAATAATCCTGTTGGTTTCCCTGTTGTGCCAACTGAAATTGTTTTAGAATATGTGACCTTCCCAGGGCCAACCGGACACGCGGATATACCGTAAAAAGTAGTTGCATTTCCACCTGGGTTTTCAGCCTCATGATCTCTGGTTTCTTGATTCCATGCTAAAAAATAGGGAAGTGAATTAATTTCAACAAATCGATGAAAGTTATTGGTAAGAATTGCCCTAGGAATTGCCCGTAAATATGTATTTATTGGAATAGGCGCTTCAATATAAGCGCCGGTTCCCGTATCATGCAACAATAATCCTCGGTTGTAAATCCCGGTCCAAGCTCCAATGGTTGTCGAGGGATATCCCAATAAGGTCAATTCATATCGTGTAATGTCGTTATATTTTTCTGCATAATAACCATTATTTAAAGCCTGGGTTGCCCGTTTAAAAATATGCTGAGGGGTAGTATAAACACTACCAGCCGATGGCCAAATTACAGTATCCTCCGCCCAGGCTGTTGGAGTACTCGTATTCCAGAGGCTTAAATTACCTCCAGCATGATATGCACCCGCAAATGGTTTGCCATCGCCATGTTCGCATAAAACATAAGCACTGGCAGTCAATTCGTAAAATGCCCGCCAAACCATTGGACCTGAAAACGATCCATCTGATCTAGACACAATATGGACCTGGCCAGCACGATAAGACGAGACATAAAAATCATTCGCCCCCAATGCACAACAAGGCTCGTAAACAGCAGCATCCGAAACATAGCCGCCAACATAGGTTGGGAGGGACGATATCCAATCTGCATTAGTCGAGGTAAACGGCCAATTGGAAACAGTCCATTGCCCAATCACATTACTGTGATAACCCGCACCGGTATTCATCCCCACCAAAACCACTTTTGAGCCATCGTAAAAAGCACAATGTGTTGACAGGCACCAATACGTTGCTCCGGTAAGTATTGATGAAAGCGAAACATAGCTATCGTAAGTCATCGTAACAGGATCTGTTCCGCTTAAACTGTAGCGATAAATACCGCGACCGGTCCCCCCAGTTGATTGAACGCAAAAATAGGCATATCCACCATGAACCCAACCGCCACGAATATAGCGAAAGCTGGTACTACCCCCTCCCCAACCATTAGGAGGAGATCCATCTTGGATCCAGTTTGGCAACAAGGGCGTTGGCCTTGGTAGGCCTACTCCGTCGGAATTGTCCACGGCACCCACAAATGATGTTGAAAAATCATTATAAAGATCTATTTCCACAATTCACCAATATAGGCCGAAATATCCCTAGCTGCCTTGAAAATAGGGGTATTCTCAATTTGATCACCTGTTAACAATCGAAATCGCTCAACAAAAACGTTCCATTCTGGATTTTTTAGCAAATTCAAAAAGATTATACCGGCAGATAGTAAGTCATCCTTGTATTGGGCATCAATTACCGGGGGGTCAGGGATATCGGAAGGGATTGCCGGAATTTCGCCAACATACCAAATTGCCCCCGGGATTGCCAGGTCTGGATTGGCGATATCCAATTGACACCACCGTTCAGCCGATCCCTCGGAATCAATTTCCGATTTGACGCTGACCCATGAATCTACTGTAGGAATTCCGCCAATCAGCAGATAGGGAAAATGGATCACACGCTCCCTTGCCAATTGAGGGAGTATTGGATTGTATTCAGCTTGAAAAGCTGGTTTGTATGTGACTTTTGTTACCCAACCGGGCATTATTCATTTTCCGTCTTTTTTATCAATTTCAGAAGTTCCTCGGCAGACTTATCATGCTCTTTTGCGATTTGAAGAACTTTTTTTCTTAGTTCTTCTTTGGGTAATCCATGATCTTTGGCATATTGATCAATAAACTCCCAAACAACTTTAATGATGGCCGCGGCCATTGTAATCATTGATTCAATTGCCATCGCAGACAGCCTTTCCGAGGGAAAATCCAGATTGAATTTTTTTCCAATGATCTCCCATGAATATTTTTAGATGATCAAGGGCCCCGAAGACTCCACAAATCGCTGGTTTCAGCACCTTGATCCAATTGATTTTTTTCTGTTTTTTTTCTGTCGCTGATTCCAAGACGCCACTTGTTATCTTGATCGACGCATTGATTATGGGAAGGATTTTTTCGGTCCAAAATCTAAGGGCTTCCTTGCATTCGGCAATACATTTTTTATATTCAGCTTTGTCTTGAATGCATTTTTCGTGTCTTTGCTTACAGAATCCGGCGAGTGCTTTTGAAATTGAGTCCCGTGTGTTTCCGACCAATAATGTCGTTCGGTATCCATTTTGTAAATTTCCGCCACAAGCCAGAAACAGCCCTGCGAGTAATATCAGGATGATTATGCTTACGATTGTCATAAATCTCATTTTATGCCTCGTCTGTCATTGGAATTGCCGCATTGTAAAAAGGTTTTCGGGAATAATCTGTCCCTTGACATCGCATGAAAAGCCGCGTTGGATTACCCATCCAATTTCGAGTAATATTGTTAGCCCCATCAGAGCCGAAAAATGAAATCCCATCACAACTGTGGCCGAAAACCCGACGGCCGCTAATTGTCCCATGAACATATTTTGTATTTATTTTCTCACAAATCCCCAAAAGAACACTCGGTGTAGTTCGTGAAAAAATGATGTAATGGTCATCGCAACAAATGTCTTGAACGTCAATTGTGTAATCCTTTGTGTCCAGTATTGTATTTGTTGGCCTTTCCACAACCAAAACATCAGCATTTCCGCCAGCAATTAGAGCGCTCCTATTCGTACCAATCCAGACCCCTAATCCATCCGTTGTAACAGCATTAAATGGAGTTGAAGCGGTAAAAACCGACGTGCTAACAATAGAGCTAATTGTTGCAACGGGGGCTGATAATTGGCATTTTAGATAATAATCATTCCAAACTGCATGTGCGTAATAATCATCAATGACAATTTGGCCGGCATTGGTAATGGCTCCACCTGTGGTATAAGTTGGGGTCGTGCCAACTAGTGTAGCCGGAAGTGAAGAAATGTCATAAACCCAAATGGCGGCTCCTATCGGAGTCCCTGCCATTTGACGCAATGCGGCAAGATATTTTCCGTTGATTGCCACATCAACGACATCGGTATTTGGTGTCGATGTTCCAATATTCCAACTTGCTTGAACCCCACCGCTTGCATCTAAAAGAAACGTATCATATGGAGTCGGATTGTAAGGATAGCAAACGACAATATATTGACCATCGCAATCGCAACATATCGCATTCCCGGCGAAGGGGTTTCTAGGCCATGCTTGCCAAATATACCCCCCAGTCAAAGTATTTGCCGCATTTAACCAGGTTCCCTGTAGGTAGTAATATTGATAACCGTCCGTACATGAATCAGTGATTGGCACGGCCCCTTGATATCCCTGGACATTGAAAACAGATCCAGCCCTATCGTTAATTCCAGCGGCGGGTGCCCTAACGCGAAAAACATCCGGTGGATTCGTTGCCGCAATGGCTTCATTTAAATAATCGAATTCGCGGATATGGGTTGTCCCTAAATAATTCAGCAATTGGGATCCAAAATCTCGCCACCAATTTTCCTCGTCAGCCGGTGGGATATCTTGAAAGGGGAATCCAGCATCTTTTTTTGATTCGTTAGGTTCAGATTGTGGCTCTGGTGTTCCACCATCATTCCAGTGATATTTTGAAAAATCTGGTTTTGTTCCGCCTATTTCGCTCATGATTTCCCTATGTTATGCTTTCGGTATTTTGAGCATATCCGCCCAAATCATAACCTGATCCCACTGTGTCGAATCGGAAAACAGGGTTCGTTTCATCAGTTCCCTCAACCGTATCCCACGATATTCCGGATCCGGTAATTTTTTCCATTACTACTTCAATTGTCCTTAGCCAATCCGGATCTGTTGGTGGGTCCACAATCCAATCAAGAGAATAGTGAGCTCGACCGCGTTGGACATATCGGATTGGAGTAGATCCGGCATCAATTAACTCAGCAATTATGTAAGTGATTTCATCAATTTGGGCGTCTGTTTGATTAATGACAATTGCGACCTTTATAAGTCTTCTAAAATCATCATCATCAAATCCCTGTCGGCTCCAACCGACTATTTTCCCATAAAGATCCAATTGGACCCCAGCAGCATTATCCAAATATCGTTTTTCAAAAAGGTTATTATAAAGATTTTCAAGGTCTTGGATTTCAGTAGCAAAAATACTAACCAATTCAACAAGTTTAGGAGAGTTTCTAAATTGCCAAAGAAGATTACCAATGACCAATTCAACGTGATTTGTGATTTTTGTTGGTATTGTCAACTGTTCACCTGGATCCGGGCCGAATCAAAATCAGCAATATTCACCAAGGAAATATCAATTGGAACATCATCCCCGCCCCCCGGCCAACCCCCAACCTTTGCAAGAATTGTAATTGCTGCGATCCCCTCAACCCGATCGTTGGAATCGTATAGCACATATCCCTCAAAATAATCCGGTTCGACATTTTGGCCAGGCCGAAAGGCATTCCCGAAATTTAAAAGAGCGTTTTCGATTAAATCGTCCCCATCAATAGGATATCCGGCTTTCGTTGTGACATTTGCGATCAAATAGATGCTTAATGGAGTCGCATATTCAAAACGGACGGTTTGTTCATATCCCTGGTCGTCCGTTATCAGCTTTTCTTCGCTCCCATGGGGATAAATTCCGGCCGGCATCGAAGCCCAGATGGTTTCGGCCACACGATCCTCATCGATTCCCGAATCTGGCCATAGGACACACAAAAAAGCCTTTCCGGGGATCCCAAAAGAATCGGTTACAAGAGTGCGGTTAGAAATTACGGTTGCGGATGTAATATCCTCCAATTGCTCCAAATTGGCTCGGATCGCTTGATCTGTGCAATTGCCACCAATGGCAAGGCTCCGTTCCCGTCTGGCCAGTAATTCTTCATCCGTTTCCGTATTTGTCCCAAGGGTTGCATCCGCGGCATTTGTTACCGTGTTCCACCCGGAAACCGCGTCGACAATTTCAGTAACAGAACCGGCGGCAGCTTCAAGGGGTCCAGTTTCCGTTGCCGTTGCATCCGCATCGACGGTTCCACCCCCTCCAATTGTTGCTTCCTCATCAATCGCGAAAATTGTTCCATCCGGTACTCTTGCCCTTGATCCAGCTGGAATTACTGTTGTGGCCACACCCCCAAGGGTTAGTGTAACCGTTGAATATGTTGCGGCTTTTCGGATCACTCCAACAAGGGAGGCAAGATTGTCAAGGGCTACCCCCTCGGCCGAATCCAGATTGAAAGCATCATAAAGGGCTTGAGCCAAATCATCCATTTCTGAAATAGAGTCGGCATGAACATCTATAATCTGGCCCATGACAGAAGATGATCCAACAGATGTTTCTTCTCCGAATTCACTAGATCCATGAATTGCATCCCGCAGATCTTCCCGGACTTCGTCTGTGGTTTTGACCGTGAGCCCGGCCGCGGTAATTTCTCTTGTTGCCATATTTTTATGATACCTTTTTCACTCTGTTTGTCAAAATTCGATTCGAGTCAAACCAAGATCTGTCATAATTTCGATATATCCTGTCATTTGTCGAGTTTCCCGATCCAGTGTAATTTCTGATTTTTGCACTTCTGTAGCCCCGAATACTCCAGACGCGATAATCCTGGCCCGGGCCACAAGAGCATCAAGATCCGGATTTTTCACAAATGCCTCTTGAAGGTAAGGGAATCCAAAATCAATATCAAAAAGCCATTCTCCCCTTTGAGTCAAAAATGTCACTTTTGCGGCTTGTTTCGTCTCATCTGGAGAATCCTGAACGTTTTCCACAAGTTTTAAATCTGTATTTTCGATTACAATATCGTGGTTTGAGTCGAGGAAAAGATCCATTTATTTTGCCTTCACTTTCGTGGCCTCAACAGATCCAGGTACAGGCATCGGAACTGTGGGGCTCCCAGTTGGACTTGGGCCCGGTGTAACTCCGGAATGCACATGTGTATCGGCCCAGGTTTTAATTGCCGTTAATTCGTTTAAAACCAAATTGGCCAAAGCAACAAATTCAGTTGCCGTTGAATCTCCGAGAAAAACGGTAGGTCCACTCAGAACTGGGCCCAAGACAGAATAGGCCGTTGGCGGTAACGGATTTGCAATACTCCGAAATCTAGGAATTGCCACAACGTCGGAAAGAGAAAGTTTTCGAGCTGTGGCCGCGGCTTGGTTTATCGTTCCGCTTGCCACCCAATTGGAAATGTCAACCCCTTGGGGAATTATTCCCACGATATCGCCACTTGCCAAATTGAAGGTTAGGGCCCCGTCGGATCCACCTGGCCATTGAATCGGAACAGATCGAATAATTGGCATACTGACAAGATGATCCTGAAAATAGATTTTTACGATCGGTTGGACATCGGCTGTTTGTTGCAATGCGTTATAAGTTTTGACCTCGGCCAACATCGGCCCGGCGAAACGGCGAAAATATTCATCAAACGCCGTCTCGATCAATTCCATAAATGTCGGATTTCCCTCGGTAAATGTCATGATAATGGCATACCTTTGACAGCTGTTTCCCAAACCAGCCCCTGAGAATTGCCTTTATGGACAACTTTTGTCACTCTTAAATCGCCTTGAAATAAATTGCCTTCGATAGTCACCGGACCGGCCGGTACAATTTCTCTGGTGAAAATTGTTTTTACGTTGACACCTTTGTCAGTGCGTTCTGGAGATCCAATCATTCCGGTTGACGGCTTGATGACAACGGCGTTGCCTGGAATTTGATCTCCCTTTGTAACAATTTGGAGTGATCCGGCTTGAATCGACCATTCAGCATCATTTCCGAGTATATCCGTCAAAATATCTCTGGCCCAACCAACCCCAGCATAACCATTTGAATATCGTTTTTCCGGAATTGTCGCAATATAACCCGTTGACAATCCAATTGCCGCGATGACATCTTTCAAAATGACCGATCTGGTAATATTGGGGGGATAGCTTTTCGAGAAAATCGAATCCCTCCATTTTCTTTGACCATCAGAAGCTTTGATTTCTGTGATTGTATTTTCATTTTGGGGCTTGGTTTTCACGCCCTTTTTATGGATATCTCCGAAAAAAATTTGACCTGGAATCCCTTCCCCTGCCAAAATTTGCATGGTCTGATTTGGCTGTTCAATCCATTGGCGACTTGCCAATGATAGATTATACATTTTCACAGTGGCTTTATTCGGATTTCGGCCTGTGGTTCGCTCAACTTCAAATTCGATATAAGCGGGATTTTTCCAGGATCGGCCTTCCCCTCCGGATGGCCCGATTCGGATTTCGACAATTCTTTCTGTCAATTGACTCATGGAACATCTTCAATGGTAATATTGTATTCAGATTCAATTTCATCAAATTCACTATTGGAAAAATACATTAATTGACAACGGAATCCCAAATCATCATAAGAACATGGCAATCCCGATCCTTCAGTATCCAAAAGGATCAAAAATCCGGTGTCGATTTTTCGGCCGGTCAATCTCCATCCAAGTGGAGTATTGAGCTTCATTCGAATTCCAGAAGCCAATAAAATATCATTTGAATCATATAGGCTAAGGTACCAATTTTCTTGACGTTCTCTCCATTGTAGATAAAAACGGTAAGTTTCTCCATCGAGAGCCATTTGATAATCGTAAGCTGGCTCTTGCTCTTGGGGTTCGAACGGTTGGAGTTCATACGCCATTATCCACCTGTCAACTTACTGATAATTCCGCCGGCATTTGAAAGGCCGTTGAAACCCTTGTACAAAAGACTGGATTTTTGATTTTTTCCGGTTGGGGTTTTGGGAGTCTGGGCAGTCCCTTTTTTCGTCCCCCGCCGGCGTTTGGCCTTGCCCTTCAGTCGGCTTGGCGGAATATCTGTGGTCTCATATTGAAATTGGACAATTTCTGAAAAGGTGAAGGAAAATTCAAGAGCATCTCCGATTGATTGTGAACTTGTCGTAACTAAATTGGACAATATTCCGTCAAAAACCCACCATCCGAAAACAACCGTCAATTCGGTCCGGCTATCCGCCAATTTCACGAGAGCATCAAATTGTCTTTTGATCCGATCTTTGGAATAAAATCCATCCAATGGGCTTGCTGTAATTATTCCAGATCCAGAATATTCTTTCGGTTCCGCCCAGACATAATCCGAAACGTTGGCTCCCGTTTCGATTGCCTTTTTGGTGACGGTGAAATTGTCGGTCCGGGTTTCCTCAAGGGTTGCATCCAGGGCGAAAGCTGGAGCCAATGGATTACCATTTTTTTCAAAGGCATAAATCATTGACAAACAACCCTTGTTGGCAGTTGACTTTCTTGCTCATAGTTGTCATTTGATAGGATGTATCCCATTTCTAACCATATGATATTGTTAACGAATTCGGGAAAATCGACGTTCTTATAGGGGGTAATATGATTGTGCGTCTCGAAAAAACGTCGATTCTGAAGCCATTTTGAAGGCTCTCCGTTGATTTTATTTTTTGTATGATGGTTTACCAAATCTTGCATTACAACACTTGTTGTTTATGTCGTTACAGGTCTCAAATTGGAAAAAGCATCTGAGACGAAATTATTTAGGGCATCTGCAGTCCCTGTTTGAACCGCCTTTTGAAATTCTTCTGATCCCATATCAGCCGAGCCAGAAACATTAACTGAAATGGTTCCTACCGATATCCGATTTTGCTGATTCATCGATTTCCTAATTTGAGCGTTTGTTGCCTTACTGATGTTTTCAAATAATCCGGCCCCTATTTTACCAATTCCGAGTTTGCTAACTACCCCCTCGGTGGCCTGAATGATTTTTTCGATTTGATTCCAAATCCATCCGATGGTTTTTTTCCAAATAGATTCCACGGTATTTGCGACAATCTTGATCGCATTGCCCAAAGTATTCCAGACCGACTTCATTGTTTCCCAAATTTGGCTCAAAAGATTGCTATGAAAAACGAGGTCGGTAAAAAGATCATAAAGTGCGGTAAATGGACTAATAATCCACTGAGCATACTCCCAAATTTTCTTCAGATATCCAATCTCCTGTTCATACTCTTTGGCCATAACCGTTAGCCAAGTGGCCCACTCGGTAACAAATGCAAGTGCTTTCGCAAGGAAATTCAATGATTTAACAAAAATATTGGCCAATGTTGGCAAAATCGGAACAATGACTTTGAGCAAATTGATAAAAACTGGTACTAATGCCTTGATTACCTTGAATAAATGAGGCTTTAACTCCCTCCAAAAACCAATTAAGGCTTTCCCGAGATCCTGAAGATTTTTCCTGAGCTCCTTAGCTTGTTCCGAATCCTCCCCAAGCCATTTCCCAATAAGCGATTTATCCCCCCTTGCAAATCGCCAAAGATCTTCCACTATTAAAACTAATAGGATGATTATTGCCAACATTGCGTAAAGTTTGATTTTTGCTAGGGTTCCCGCGGCTCCTAGGGATTTTAGGATAATTATTGCAGATTTAACCGCACCGTAAAATCCCTTGAAAAGCCCAATGACTTTAGCAGTCACAATTCCAGCCAAAGCGATTCCGGCGGCAATTGCCACGGCCTTCAAAACCCCCAATAATTTGACCGCATTATCTCCCTCCCGATACCATTGTTGGAAACCACGGAGCAATCGGGTGAGATAAGGTAAAATTTCCCTTGCAATAGCATTTCTTAGACCTTGAAACGCGGCCTTTGATCTCAAAAGCTGATCGTTGAATTCCTCAGCGGCTTTGGCATCTTCTTTTGAGAGTACAATTCCTAGCTGGCGAGCTTCAAGCATCATCGCATTAATGCCTTTTGAGCCCTCATTTAAAAGCGGGATGATTTTTGCGCCGGCCCGTCCGAAAACTTCCATTGCCAAAGCCGTTTTTGTAGTCCCATCTGGCATTTTTTTGAAGCGATCCGCGACTTCCATCAAAAGAACATCTTGATTTTTCAGATTTCCGGATGAATCTTTGATTTCAAGACCGAGTTCACGAAATGCATCGCGTTGTTTTTTGGATCCTTCAGATGCATCGCGGGCCCGCTTGCCCAATTGCATCATGGATTTTCCAACATCTTCAATTGATGCCCCACTCAACCGAGCCGCATGCCCAAGCCCTTGATATGTCTCGACATTTATTCCCATGGCTTTGGACATTTTCGCTGCGGCATCTACCCCTTCAGAAAATCCTGTCGTGAAAGTCTTGACCAAACGAGATCCGACAAAAGCCGCAACTGCGTAACGGGCCATGTTTCCAATACCGCGTATTTGCCTCCCCATATTCCTAGATTCACGGGCCGCAACCCGCAACTGTCCCTTTGTGGCTCCGACTTGTTTCTGGAAATTCTGTAGTTTTCCAGACTCGATTTTAAATCCGAAATGAGTGAGAAGGGATCTTATGACAGGCATTATTCCCCCGCGATCAAGGCCCGTAAACGGAGATGATAATATGCATCAAAAAGGTCTATTAGACTCCAATTGTGCCGAATTTCGGTTAGGTCATGACCCCCTTTCGCGTAAACAAACCATTCCGGCCATGAAAAGAAGAAATCCTTGATTTCGTTGGCAAATACATCTATCATTTTCCGCTTTTCATCTTGCTTTTTTAAGAGTTCGGCTCGATATTTATCATCCCGCTCCCGGCGGGGGTTATCGGGATCAAGGAAGTCAGCTTTGTCCAGAGCCCTTTCCAAGACGGCGAACCGTCCTGAGAAAAAGGGGCAAAATTGACCTCTAATACCCAGGCAATTGCCTTAAACATTTCCACATAATTTGAGGCATAAACCGAGTCAAAATGTCGCTGTTCTTTTAAAGCTACCCATTTTCCGTCACCATTGCAACGCCTTGTTTTGGAAAGGATTTTCTGAATCAGTTTTGATCCGCCTTCCTTGACCAGCATCTGCGGAATTCTTTCTATAATTGTTGGCAATTGACTCAAATCCACATCGAGATCCATTTCATCCGATCCGGACAAGGAAAACATGGATTTTATGGCATAGCCAAACGGACCGCCAACAATTTGGCCCAAGGTCAAAAGTAGATCGGTTCCCTCGCTCGTTGGGAAGGCCACCGTCATATATTCATGTTCTTGACCTTCTGAATCCGAAATTGTGGTATTAAATTGGGCTTGCATTTTTCCCCTGTTTTTTAAGCGCTAACGTTAGACCCATACTCCATTTTTAGATGGCCGGCTTTGATACTCCATTCCAACTGGCCAACTTCTTCCCCAAAAGTCATGTCGGCCGGCTTCGTAAACCAACATTGTGGAGCGGAAACCACAGATTCACCCCGATTGTCTTTCAACTGGAGGGAAAAAGAATCTTCGCCAGAAGCAATATCAGCATACATCATGTCATTTAGGAGTTTGTTTGTCGGACTTCCCTGAACTGTCCGTATGACTACAGTCCCGACATTATTGAACTTTTTAGCCCTTACGACAGATCCATGGGATCCCTGAGTTACTGCCCAATCATCATCATCTTTTGAGACAGTGATTGCTTCGCCTTTGATGAATTCAGTGATGATATTTGTCCCTAATACTAGGGTTACATCATCCAAATTATACGTTCGTGTTGTTTCACCCATTTTCTACCTCGCCTATGATTTCAAAACCGCGACATTTATGGTTGATTTCTGGATTGCTCCCGAAAGAAGCGCTTCAGCCTTCAAGTCATTGAATTCCCTGGCCAAAACATCAGCTGGATCTATACTCGCCCTTGTCGGAATATCAAGACTCGATTCACCAGCGGCAAGATGACCAATTGACTCCCCACGGGAAAGAATTCGCCTTACTTGAGCTGCGACCATATCGATTCCGGCTTGGGTGTAAGGGATTTTGCTTCCGAGGGCCGCTTGATCAAGCTTTAATTGAGCAACGGCCTCCTCTATTCTTGCCTCAAGCCAATCGTGAGCCAGCAAAACATCAATAAAATCACCATTGACCAAAACCCCATTATTAATGCAATTAACGCCGTAAAAAGTTAGGTATAGATTGCCATTTTGAGCTATGATGTTTGCTTTGGCCGTGGCGTCGATGTCAGTTGACGAATTTGGGGTTATTCCGACAATTGTCAAATAAGCCGCCGTTGTGGAGGCAACATCCGGATCAATTGCGAGAAAACGAGCGATCCAACCAAAATCCAACCACTCGGTATCGTCATGGTGCCATGAACAGAATGTTCGAGTCAATGCTTGGTCCTTCATGTAACCCAAAACATTATCAGATGCTGCCGTTTTCACATCCGAATCTGAGGTTTGGCATGAAAACATTTTCGTGTTGGCTTCGGCAAAATCAGAAGCATACCAAATGTCGTTTTTATCACGGGAATCAATCGCAAGACCATACCAGGTCGAAAAAATGCCATTGAGATCCGAAAGCTCGGTTTCATAGTTCACATTGGCTTGGGTTACCACTGTGGTAATGCCCGATGTTCCCGATCCCAAATCCCGATATTCCGAATCATAGGAAAATGGTTCGCCGGGATTATCGGCAGTTACAGTGACATCGGCTCCGGATCCGCCCACGGTCAAATTTTCGGCGGCCAATTTTGTTGTAAGATCCGCCCTAAGGGCCGCTGCAACATCGGTTTCGGTATCACCGGCCCCGGCGGTATCCGTGCCAGTGATTGTAGATCCGTGAAATGGAACAATTTCGATGTCGAATTCGTCATTTTCGGCAACCCCAGCCCCAATTGTCCATTTGATGGATTGGGCCTCATCGGATGCTTTTTTCCCAACGGCAACATCCGGGGGGTGTGGAGTCTGACTGAAAAATGTTGCCACAGCCGATTTTACATCCGTTCCCAGTGTGGAATCGTCTTGAGCATCCTGATTTGTCTCATAAATTTTGTAATCTTCGGAAAATGTGACATCTTCTGTCATCAACATAATTCTGCCAAATGTTGCCCTGGTCACTCCGAGGGCCGTGGACAGAATATTGACAACTACGTTCAAATCCCATGTTGCCATTTTTTCGCTCCTAAGTCGTTTCGATTTCTACATTTATTTCATCAATCCATGGCGTTCCCTCCGTCATGGATTGAATGCTGTTCACTGCAAATTCCATTTGAACCGAGGGGTCATGACTCACATCCCTCAATTCCGTTGTATCCAAATAGTCTCCGATTGGGTGGATTGCCACGTTGGCAGTTTTGAAAATCTCCAAATTGGATGGCAAATGTAAACTAAGCATCAAATCATCAATTAAATCTGTCGAATATTCGTCAAAGATATCAACGACTAAAGTCCCTCGTCTTTGCCAAGAATGATACTGTAAAACATCAGCCGATTCCTCTGGATCCACAGTTTCGCTGCAAAAAACATATGGGGTGGCTGATTCGGGCATGCCTTTTCGGAAATGGATCACTACATAAGGCTTGGGTGGCCTTGGGGCATCGGCGTTTATTTGACTCCGTTGAATCACATTGGTCACTGTGGGCAAGGCCCCTTTGATCCAGGTCTCCAATAATGTGAAAAAGCTATTCGTCATTACCGACCTCAATCAAAACATAGGCCTTGTGAGGGATCCCGTTCAAGTGGAGTTGCCAATCTCCAATTGCAAAAACCAAATATTCATTTCCATTCCAAAGGAATCTATCAGATCCTTTCTGTCCGTTTAGATCTGTTGTTTTTAAAAAAGGCTGATTCGACTCACAGTAAAAGGAAAATCTCGCCTTGGTCCTTGTTCCCTCGGGTAGCATTTCAATTTCGCGAGCATTTAAGGGTTGAAGGGATCCTATTACTGTGAATTGATCCGTAGTTGTCGATGGCACCCATTTCCCATAGACATAGGAACCGGCTTCCGATTGCCGTCTAATGGTGAATTTTTTAGGTGCCAAAATCGTCATGGGCCATCTCTGATAATTTTTGACCATTTGGGCTGTTGTCCAGATCGACCACGATCTGAAGCGATGCCAATTCTCCAGCGAATGGAAGAAAAAAGCAGACCCGATCTTTCGCTTACAATTCCCTTCAATCCTGACAAAATGTCCTTCCTAACTCTTTCCGCAATGTCGGCTAATGCATCAATTGGATCCATTTGCCGTATCAAAATATTGTATTGGGCCTCTTGAAATTCCGTAGCAAAAACCGAACTTCTGGCGTCAATGGTTGCTGACAACCATTGTCCTTTTGCCTGCCAAATTGCGGCAACCTTTGCCGTTGAAACACCATCCTTGTATTTGGTTTTTGAGTCCAAAACTCCAACCCAAGCCGCAAGGCCATCAAGCTCATAAAGACTCCGAATAATCCGATTGTAGCCATGATCTCTGTCAATCACCATTTCCGTCAATTAAGAGATCCTTTTTCCACCGAGACCACCAACCTTTACCCGCTTGAAAGGCCACATCATTGGGGGTCATGCCATCACCACCATAGGTCTCGGCTAATTGGCCGGTTTTCACTCCCTTGAGTCCGATAGCCCGCCGATAGATTTCCCTAAGGGCCTTTACATATTCATAAACTCCGATTTTGACCCCGCTTGGAATGTCGTCATAAAAATATGTTTCAACTATTCCGCTTGTTCCTCCGCTGGGGGTATAGGTAGCATCCGCTTGAAATGCTACTTCCGGATCTCCAGAGTAAACCCAGATATTGGGGCCGGCCCCATAAATCTCAAAATCCCAATACCGCGATCCGTCAAGGCTTTCGGCTAAATCTTCCCGAAGTTCCGACGCCACTTTACTGGAAGTGTCTCCCGATGATGCGGTGTAACTTACTGAATATCCCGAGTCATCATCGGGAATCACTTGTAATTCAAAAAGGTCTCCATCACCAACGCCAGATTCAATGACAAATCTGGCCTTATTGAGAATGAAATCCTTGTCGAGGTAAAGATCGGCGGCTTCGATTGCGGCTTCGAGCCACAATCTGAGCTTGATATCTTCTGATACATCTCCATCTAGGCCGAGATATTGCTTCATCTCCCGTTTGTTAGTGGCCCAAGACATGACGTCAACAACTCGCATTCTCTAACCCCTTGTTTTTATTGGGGTTTTATTTTGTGAAACCAGAGTTTTTGCCATTTTTTTATAACCCATTGAAATCACTACGAAAACAGTCGCTTCACAATCAACGTTTTTGAAAAGGCGATATAGTAATACCTCCCCAAATAACGTTGATTCTGGGCCGAATCTGCCATGTCTCCGCGAATTTGATAATTAAATGATTTCAACTACTTACTCCAATAATGCAATTAATTCGGATTTCTTGGCCGATCCATCATATTCCACACCCAATTCATCCAATTTGGCCTTTAGTTCGGATTTTTTCCAAGTGGAATAATCCACAACCGGCCGAATTTCCTCACGAATTTGGGGGGCCACTTTGTTTTTCAGCGGTTTTTCGTCATATGGTTTCGCCAGACCTCGCCTAATAAGCACCTTTGCATAATGCTCTGGAAGGCGAGGGGTGATTAAACCCCTCGCTCCGAGGTTCTGAACTGTTGCTAAAAGAACAACCTTTCTAGACATTTAGCACCTATGCGCTCGGGGCCGAATCGAATTCACCATGTACATAGGCGAAAACGGAGTTAATGGAGTGTAATAGGGTTTCATCATACCTGACAGTCAGTTCATTTTTTGCGAACTGGTCATCGATGTAGCCTATTTGGATCTCAGATGTTTGCTGGTCGTAAAGCTCCGAAGCCCTTGCGGGATCCAATAGGAGAAAATCTCCATCAACAATAGCATCATCAAGAACCACTGGGAATGAACTCAAATAACGCCGACCTGGTCCTTGGTTGACGATCAATGTCGGACCTTGTCGAGTATTAATGTAATGGCCATCACTAGAAGCTTTTTCCAAGTAAATGTTCATCCAATCCCGCTTGTTGAGTACCAGTACAAGATTGGGATCCCCAGCAATCAGAAGACTTGCTTTCAAAACCGCATCGGCTCGGGTATCCCCAACGACTCCACCACTCCAAGCATAGGTCTGGACGCCAGTTTCCGAAGCAAATCCGGCGAGTTCCCCAGCATTAGCATCATCGCCATACATCAAATGCCAAGAAAGGATCTTTTTTGCTCGCTCAACAAGAACACGGCGGATCCAAGAATCTAGCATTGGAGCCGCATTCAATCTTTGTTTGGTAATCCCAAGTAGAACAGCCAATGTTTTCATGGTTTCGGTTACGTTTTCAAACTCCGCGAAACCATAGGGTTTTGTCGCTGATTCGGCTGTTGCTCCGTAAACCTCTGAGGTGATATTGTCATCTTCGGCAACGGCGTAATCAATGACGGCCGAAGCGAAAGTCAATTTGCTGTTTCCAGTGTCAACAGTGTCAATCAAATGTCGGTGCATTCCTGTTGCTGTGGCCCAGATCCTGACATATGTTCCCGCCACAAAACCGTCAGTTGAATCAACTACAATTTCGTCAACTGGAGTCACGTCACCAGCAACGGCCGAAGTGGAAAGGGTATGAACATATCCAAAATGAGATGTTCTAGTCTCTTTTCGGACAATCACCGACTCGGTTCCAGGGGCCGGAATTCGAGCAATGACATCCACAAGGCCCATCTCGTCAAAAGCATCTTCGACAACACCGGGCCTATATTTGGGAATCACCAAACCGCTCAATTCAGTGGATCCTAGAATTGTTGCCTTGGATCCGCCGGTCAAGGATGGGACTTTTACTCCTGGAGATCCTGCCAAGGCTCCAACATTTTTCTGAGACCAACGGTTTTTATAGACCTCAGATTCATGGATCATTTGACCGATGGTTTTTTGGCCTTCGGGTTTCGTTGGCGGCCTTGCAAGCTCAAGATTGTCAATGCGGTCATTGATTTCCTTGGCTTTTTCGGCAAATTCGGCTTTTAGTTCCTCAAGGGTTTTACCTGTCTTTTCCTGATATTCGGTCAAAGCTTCTTGATTTGCTTTTTCCCTTTTTTTGGTTTCCTCAGCAAATTTTTCCTGAAGGGCCTTGAAACCTTCTCGAATTTCCTTGGGCCCGCCGTTTTGCGGGTCATTGTGTAACATTTTGTCCATTTTTATCCTCCAAATTGATTTATAAAACGCCGCAATTCGGCTTGAAAAATATCCACAGTGTTGTCCACTGGAATTTTGTAATCCTCATATTCTTTGGTTTTTATTTGTAATGTGGCCAACGGATTGGCTGAAAGCCCTTTGGTAACAGCTGAGATCTCGATCAAGGCAAGATCGGAAAGATGAGGAATTCCATCATCTTCATACGAGTCGACAATTCCGTACTTGAAACTTGAACAGTCAATTGCTCCGGATTCTATGGCCTTGATGAGGTCTTGGCCTTGTTGGGTATTGTGGATCTTGGCTTCATAATAGAGGCCGTAATCATCTTCCTTTAGGATTGTGGTAATCCCAATTGGGATTTGTTGGGTTTGGTGGATCCAAAGAAGTGGCAAATCCTGTGATTTATACAATTCCAGCCAATGAGCGAAAGCCCCTTTATCTACCACCTCGCCATCTTTGTCCACATTTCCAAAAACGGAAGCATAGCCCTGGATTTCGCCTGCAAATAATCCCTTAGATTTCATTTGGGATTGACAAATAGCCCACGCGCTATCTTCTGAATATCCTTGAGCTAATAGGGCTTCAACACAAGCATCGAGTTCTGCTGGTTTTGAATCCTGTTTTTCTTGTGACATTTATTACCTCTTTTAAAATCTTGCCTGAAGGATTCTTATTTGTCAATTTTCGGTATTTCTTCCTGCAACGACAATCTGAGAATTGGCCAGATCCAAATCCGGCACATGTTCCATGTTCAGGCCAACTCGTCTCGCTGCTATATTTGTCGGATATCCAAGATTCACAAGACCTTGGGCCACATCGACACGATCTTTTAGGATCGTCAAGCCGATATCAGATCCTGTTACATCGTACCAAAGACGGACCTGATCCCCATAAATTGGCCAAATCAATTGGTTATTTAATGCCGAATAAATAGTATTCAGCATGGGGAAAAGGGCATTTAACCACCAAATCTTTGTCGCTGTGGCGAAATTTTGGAGTGTGGCGTTTTCGTATATCCCAACAATGGGAGGTGGGGTCCGAAAAACGGCCAGCATCCCATCTCTGGAAAATCTGCGAGTATCAAAAATGTCAGAAGCTTGACCGGCTTGAATTGGGGGATGTATTTTTGCGCCTTTTCCCACGACAAGGGGGGTCCCGTCTTGGGTGGCTTTTTGGTAGTTTTCGGTCAATTCCTTCAGAACTTGTTGCTTTTGCTCTTCGGTAGGTCCGAAAAATCCGTCTATTTCGACAACGATTCCGGGGGCAACACGATTTTCGAGATTGGCCTTCTGGCGATTGTGCGCGGTTCGATCAATTTCAACATCCCTCATTGCCGCATGCAATGGGCACTGACCCTTCCAAAGGGATCCGGGGGCCGCATTTTGGATGTTTACCAGTTCATTTGGCCGATATTTCTCGGATCCATATTGGTATTCAATAGGAACTCCGTCGGATCCCTCACGTGCCTTCATTTTTGACGGCTCAATCAAAAGATAAACGGCCTTGATCCGCGGATTTTTTCCAGACTTGATCAAGGCCGGTTTCAGCCATGCGTTTCCGGTCAGGTAAATATGCTGGGCCATGGTTTCAACTAACTGATTCCATGACCATTTAGGTAGATTGCCATTTGTGCCAAATGGGTGCTTAATTAGATCATTTAGGGGATGAGTTGAGATCTCAACCCATTTGTCTTCATTGGCTTTTCCGGCCCTTTGAACTATTGCTGGGAGCGAAGCGATCGCTTCGGAGTTTCCAGAAATGCAAGCGTAAGAAAAAGTTGACGCTTCGAGAAGGGTTTCCAAGTTATCCCCGGAAAATTGTATAGCCGGAATAAAGCCGTCCGATCGCATATACACGACAAGCTGGTAGTCCTTTTGTCCGGTTTCCGAGTCATCAGATTTGACCTTATTCCGCCTAAACCAATCCTTAATAGCCATATCTTAGATATGACAGGATTGGGCCTATTTGTCAAATTTCGGTGATTTGGAAGAGGGGGGTTTCAAGCCAACGGTTTGAAACAAGAGGAAGTTAAATCTCCATTTCCGCTATTAAGGGTTCCATTTCTGCGGGAAAATCACAATTATTGCGGCTTAACCATCTGGCCGCTTCGTCTTCATCGATAATTTCCCAGGTCTCAATTGTCCCTTGCCATTGAGACCAACAATTTAGGACCCATTTCCCTTTTGCGGTCCGGTAAAGGGCTTCGTGTTCAGTTTTTGATCCGGTGGCTTTCGACACATGGTTAGACCCATCCCACCATGAATCCTCACCATACTTGGTTGCTTTGTCCAAATCGAACCAAGATCCATTACTCAACGGTTGTCTTTTCATTGTTTTCTCCCCTTTCTGAGTTGTTTGGCAAAATCCAAGAGATCGTGTCTCTGACATTTTCGCCAGAAAGTGCCGTATTTTTCCTTGGCCGATTCAGCGGCTTGTTTGATCTTGCCACCTGCCTGAATCAGCGTGAATTTCACCCAAGCCTTTTCCCTTCGATGTTTTTCGGCAAGATCGTAGGAAGCCGGACGGGTCTCGGCTTTGAGAACTCGTCGCGGCTTAGGCTTATTCTTCCCTTTGTAGGCCATGATGGTCATGATTGACTCCCATGGATTGGACAATCTTCATTGGGGCAAGATCGCCAGCAATAACAGAGCCCATATCCGAGGTCCCATCCGTCGCCAGCTACTGTAATTACGGATTGATCCATAAATGTATAACGGATCACATCACCAGTCCTATATCCATCCCGCCAATCTTCCCGAATCGAGGTATCCTCAAGAACTTCTGTCAAATAATGACCGTCTTTGTCCTTGAAATTCATCCCATCGTTGTTGAATCTTCTGGCGATTGCTTGAGCAATTGTCATTTTCTTTCTTCCTTTCTTCCTTTGTTGGTTTGTGTTGCGTTCATGCCCTTATATATTGCAAACGGGGTGCCAACTTGAACACGAAAAACTCAATGATTTCCGCTGTGATCTTTGTTATTTCAGGGGAAAACCCGAAGAATCCCGCAACTTTTGCAGTCATTTTAGCACTTTTTTCATACTGATTTTTATGATTTTTGTGATTATTTGGCCGTTTTGAGGAAAAACTATGAAATTTTTGCATATTTTGTTAAGTATCCGTAATTTTTGGCCTTTTCCGGGCCTTTAGAGGAGTCTAAATGGCATCAGAATCGGCGCTATTTTTAAGGATACTAACATCCATCGGAGATCAAGAAAATGGATTCTAGGCCTATCTTTTTTGTAATGATTTCGGTAGTTTAGGGATTTTCGCCTATTTGGAGGTATTGTCATGGAAAAAGGTTAATGATATCAAGGCGTTAGCTTTCAATCTCGTTTATCAGGGATGTCAAATACCACCCCAATGAATGATTGAGCTCACTGTGAAGACATTTCTCAAGCCCTTCCTCTGTAATGCTGTCCAATTCGGACAAAATGAATTTATAGTGTCTAATAGTCGGGTCTATATTTCCGATTCTTTTGGCCAAGCCAATTTCGGAAAGTAATTCAAAATGCCTAACATTATCACCAATTGGATAGAACAGAACCCCAAATTCATCGGGTTCTCGACGAACATTCAGTATCAATGATTCAATCCATAAGTTCAATAGGATCCTAGTTGTCATTATTATCCCCTATTTTTTCTTCAAAAGTCATTTTCCCAACGTCCCAAACCATGGCTTTGAATAATCGGACATCCAAATCAGAGCCATGGTCATCGCGTCCACTTGATCATCATGACGGGCCGCCGGAAAAGTCAGGATTTCGGGTTTGAAATCATCCCGAACCCATCCGTAATATTCAGGGTGTGGGAAAAATATTTGCCCAGCTTCAAAAAGGGGCGTTACAGCATAAGCCCGGCCCTGCTTTGATTGACCCGTGGGGTTCCAGCCAATTAAACCTGGTATTTCCCGACTTAGCGCATCAATCACTTCTTTTCCCTTGGCTTTGTTTTCAATTATTACCGCCCTTAGATTGGGCCATTTACGGACTTGCTCCTTGATAGCTTCAACCATGTCTGGAACTGTCATTCGACGCTTTTCTTGGGGATGAAGTAAGTACCTTTTTGCTCCGCAAGCCCCCCATGTTTGGCCCACGACGAAATCAGCGTCTGAGGTGGTAGATCCAAAAGTGCAATCCCAAGATCCAATGACATAATCCATTTCAGGAAGCTTGTCTGGTAGCCAATATTGGAAGGTCGATTCTTTGAAAATCATCCCGCCGGCCGGTGAGGGTTGCTGTTGAAATTGGCCAGTGTAGGCTGATAAACCAAGCTGGATTTTTTTCCGCTCGGTTCCCTCCCTCGAAAGTCTTTTGGGAAAAAGAAGCTCTCCTTTTTCTTTGCGTGGATCGTAGGCCCCAAGAACAGTGGTTCGACGGATCCCGTCAAATTCATTTGGTAGACAGACCAATTCCCAGCCCCCTTGTTCCAAAAGGTGGCCAGCAAGATCCCTTTGATGCAATCGTTGCATGATCAAAACGATGGGGTCATTGTCGGGATCATTTAGGCGGGTTGAGAGTTTAGTGTCGAAAAAACGAACATGTTCAATAAGTTGCTTTTTGTCTGAAAATGCATCGCCGGCATCAATGGGATCGTCAATGATGATCCGTCGGGCACCCATGCCTTGGATTCTCTGGCCTGTGGATCTTGAAAGACGGGCCCCGCCGGCGGAATTCACAAAATAACCTTTTGCGTCCTGATTGGTGTCGAATTTCCATTCGGGGAGGAAAGATTTCTGGTACCAATCGGAAGTGCAAACCTCCCTATGATGCCGGGCGTCCCTGAGCACAACGTCATTGGCAGCTGCTGAGGCTATGTATTGCAAGTGGGGATTATCTATCCATTCCCACGCCGGCCAATATACGGAAACTATAAATGATTTCAGGAATCTGGGGGGAATGTTGATAATCAATCGCTTGATTTGGCCCTTTGAAACCGCTTCAAGATGCTCCGCTATGACCCCAATGTGCCAATTGTCCACAAATGCAGATTGTGGATGATGAACATGCCAAGCTTGTCGGATGAATTCCTTCAGGGATCGGCGGGCCTTTTCAGCGTCAATAATGCGTCGGATTTCAGATTCCGGAAGCGAAGCAAAAATTTCGGAGGGATTAGTCATCATCCCCTATTTTCCTTGTGGCAATTAAAAGGATTGCCACTATGACAACCCAGGCAATTATGACCCAAAGGGTAAGCATCAATGGTGAAACTCCGGATCGAAGCGCTTGAGAATGTCACGAATCAGGTTCATCCCCTCCGAATCGCAACAACCTTCCATGGATTCGTAAAGAGTTTGGGCTTCGGAATGAGAGATCAAAGCTATTTTAAGTTGCATCAAAAGAACAAATAGTTTTTCAGCGTGATTACTGATCCAAAGAGGCTCATTTCTTTCTTGGCATTCCCTGCATTCACAGTCTTGATCATTCATCGCCTTCTCCCTCCGTCAATTGCTTGACCTCAACAAAAGCCGCGTCAAGGGCTTGAAGCTTTTCGTCCGAAAGTTGACTAATGGCTCTCCGGGCAGATAGCTGTATTTCGGAACCATCGGGCCCGCTGATTTCCATCCGTTTCGGAATTGTAACTCCAGAAATCCCAAGGAGATGGATCCCGGCTTGAAGCCGGGTTGACGGTTTGACGATTGGTTCGCCACGTGTATCCAGATCCCCTCCAACACATTTCCCCCTAAGTATATCCATAAGGCACATAATGATTTCGTCAATGTTATCGATGGCACGTTGACGAGCTTTCTCTCGGGATTCAACCCGATTTTCAACGGATTTCTCAAAAATATAGCGGTCATAAGCCTCGGCCCGATCTTTCCAGCGGTATTTTTGAAACCAGCCATTAACTGTACAGGGGGCCGCCTTGCAAATCTTAACAATTTCAATCTGTTGGCGGGCATTTCCAAGCTCAAGATACCGCAAAAAAGCAGAATATGCCCTTTGCGTTTCCTTTGGTAATTTATCCCATGGTTTTCCAGAATTCATACTTTTATTTTATTTTTGTTGGGTTATATTACAACTTTTTTCTTCTGTAGCACTTTGCGACACCATCCATAAGGCCAAAAGGATTTTTTTATTAGTGGCATTTGAATTGCCTCCGTCTTTCTGCTGCTATTTGATCCCGGATATCTGTGAAGATTCTCTCAAGATCTGCGAAAATTTTTTCGGCTGGAATTTCGCGCTTGACGGCCAATTCGATTTCATCGGCTTCAGACCTGAGAAGGTCGGCGATGGTCTTGAGGGTTTCAGGATTCATTTGTTCCCTCCAAAAACCATTGACCGACTTCGCTAATGAAAGTCTCTATGGTTTCCCATCGAACTAGGCCAAAGGATTCTTTGGCCCAAACGTATTCCCAATATTCCTGACCCATGCTATCACATTTCCTTCGCTCGACAATCCAATTTTCGTCACATGCCTTGTCCTTGGGCTTGTAGATCAGACGAAAATATGGGTTTCGCCAGACGATTTTAGGTGATTTGTTTTTTGACATTGTTACCTCCAAATCACAATGGTTTTTGCTTGTGGCATATATGCTGGATTATTCTTGACCATTTTCATCCTTATAATTTGCCCCAAAATGTTGATCAACGCGAGCGTTG